CAAGATCTTCGAGAATTTCTTGATCAATTTCAAGAGCAATTGTCTCAGATAGAATACTTGTAAGCTCAACTTCAGCGTCAAGATTATGGTAAGCATTAATATCCTGTTGAAGTTCAGGCGTCCAACGTGCTTTCAATTTCTTAGTATTTGCAGTGATTGAAACACTGTTCACCTTAATATCAATCTCGGAAATTGAGGGGTTCTTTTCAAGAGCCCAGTCAAGTTGACCTTGAACTGCCCCAAGAGTATCAGCTGCACCGAACGAGTCTTGAATAGAAAATTTAATATCCCTATTAGAGCCATCGGTCGGCCCTTGTCTTGCGGCGGTTGCACCAAATGCTGTTGAAAGCGTCACGGCATTAACAGTATCACTAGCTACAATGACGTACATGTTGCCATCGCCTCGTGCATATGCTGTACTTCCAGCAGGAGCAATTGTGGAGTCTTTTGGAGCCCAAAATGTATCAGATCCTGAATAGTTTGTCAAACGGCGAACCGTTTGGCCTGATGCAGCATTTGCATTAATTTGAATTAAATCATCACGATTAAACACAGAATTATTAACTTTCAATGTGTTTGATGCAGTTGCAAGCAAAAAGACAGCAACTTGGGTGGTTCCAGAAATAAAATCAGGATCATAACCGCATAAGCGGTCGAACGAAGCCTGAGTTGAACCAGACCAATATTGCATTTTAGCTGTTCCATTAATACTAAAGCCCGATGCCAAACCATTTGTTTGATTTGGATACGTTTCTCCGACAAGCCCAACGCCACCGAAACAACCAGATGCGATAGAATAAAGTGTAGCATTCACAGAACCAGTTGTGGAGGCATAACCATTGTTAAGGTTATAAAATCCTGACTCTGAACCACTGATAGAGCTTAGATCGACACCCCCAGTAAGTTGTGCGCCGACAACGCCACCGCCATAAATTGACTTATTTTTTACAAACTGGTCAAGTCTTGATTGACTGCCATATGTAAAATCTAGAAAGAAAATGAGTCCTGACGGCAAGCTCATTGGCTGAACCGAAACAAGATCATTAGCAATTAGATTTCCGAATACACGACGAACGATTGGGAATGCGACAGCCGCAAATCCTTCAACATCGCCTGCTTGCATAGTAGAAGCTTCACGAAGAAGCTCTTTTGCTTGATTTTCAAGAAGGAGTGCCATGGTTCCACGACCATGATCAGCTTGAATCCCTTCTAAGAGGCCAGTCTTTTCCCATTTATCTAGGACAGCTTGACCTTCCTTTTGGACATTACGACTAATAATGCCCTCTGTTAATTTTTCAATAATACTCATAGTATTTTTTCTCCTTAAATAATTCCTGCAAGCTTCTTCATTCTGACCGCAGTCGAATCGTCTGCTTGCACTTTTGTTTTATTTGATTTCAATATAAGCCGGTTATTTTTACTCACAGCTTCACTTAGGTTCATCGGTGATTTATGCACCTTGGATGAAAGTGAATCTTGCAAAGTTTCAAAAATAACCTTTGCTTCATCAATTGAATTCGCTTTTGAAACCGCATCGACAAGCTTTTCTTTTTGTCGCTCATTCAAGGAGGAAGATTTCAGTATACGATTTTGATACACCAATTTAGCATTGGTTAGGTTCAATTCAGTAAGTTTATCACTGACTTGCCGAGCAACACTCTTAAGTTCAGTATGTTCTGTCACAAGTCTATTTTTATCAGACTTGAGAGATTTTACTTGCTCTTCTAATTTTTTATATTTCTCGATTGCTTTTTCGGACTCTTTATTGTTTTCTTCGACTTCAGTATCTTCTGCGCGGGCTAAGGAAGCCTCTAAAGCGTATGCTTGCTCTACCCGAGTTGGATGGGTAGTTCCTAATTCTCCACGAGGAACATTTTCATAATCAACTTTTAAAATTTCTTCAATTGCATCTTTTAAAGATTCTTCGCTAATAGAAATTTCTTCTTCGTCTTCTGACTCTACTAATTCTTCTTCATTTGTTTCTGAAGATAATAGTTCCTCTAAGTCTGAATCTGTTGTTTCAAACATTAATTCGTTTTCTACATTGTCCGTATTTTGGTCCGCATTGATAGAAGCCCGCAATTCATCTAAATTTAATTCTATTTCTTCACCTTTTGACGGTGATTCTATTTCGCTTTGGCCTTCGGTCGCCTTTAGCGGTATGTTGTTTACGATAGGATCAATTTCGGCATCTTCTGTTGCATCCATAGGAGCAGCATCCATTCCCCCGGCCAGCTCGTCCTCTTGTTCCAAGATGGAATCAACAGCTTCTTTAATTTCGCTTGAATATTTTACAAGAACTTCCTGTTCAGCATTTTTAATTGCAGCTTCTCTTAAAGTTTGTGCATCAATGACAGCTTGTTCTAACATAGTTAATGACATTTTTCGCTCCTATAATATATGTGTCTCAAATAAATAGTATGTAAATTCAGTAAAGTGCTAAATTTGTAGTATATCAGCCAACGCCAGCGGACCCCGACCAATTATTGGGGATACTACCTGTGGGAATAGAGGTTAATCCTGCTACCACATCAAATGATACGTCATTACTTCCCTGTCTTTTATAATAAATTTTAGCAACTTTCCAGGGAAATGCCTCGTCAGGTGTAAAATTAAAATTAATCGAAGGGGATGTAAAATATTCGCCCGTATCAAAGCCATTTTCCGAAAACGCCACCAAAAAATCGTCTGTGGTGGTTTCATCTGTATTGGCAATATAAATCCAGCTTGTCACAGTTGGAAATTTAAGAACCTGAACTGTAGTTGTGGCCGTAAGACCTCCTTTGAAAAATGGACGCCCTGAGACTTGATAGGCTCCAGCAGAATTTAATCCTGGTTCATATAGTCCCATTTTTTACCCTACCCCCTCTGAACCAGACCAATTATTAAAAATTGATCCTGTGCTGATTCCTGTTAATCCAGCAATAACATCAACATTAGTAGCAGTTCCAGTTAAATAAAGTCTAGATAATTTTAATTTTAAAGCTGGTGTTCGACTCTCTCTCCAACTGGTCCTATCTTCCGCAACTGTGCAATATTCACCAGTCTCAAGCCCAAAAGCTGAAGCTGCAAATTTGACTGTCTTGTTATCATCGGTGGTTAAATTTTTTACAATAATCCATTGTGTAACGCTGGGGAATCTAATCTCAAATGGTCCATCGACCGTAACACTATTAACATCGATCCCTCCAGTTACGAAAGGTTTCCCGGATACTTGATAGGATGCTACATTACCCAAGCCTGCGCCATATTGGAAGATTCGACTGCCGCGTGACATAAATATTCCTAACCAACGCCCACAGATCCAGACCAATGGCCGGGAATTGAGCCCGTACTTATTCCTGTTAAACCAGCAATAACATCAACATTGGCTGAAGCACCCTCCAAATAAAGACGACTAACCTTCAACTCCATTCTTTGAGTCTGAGTGTTGGTGTAATCACCTTGATCATGCGATACTGTAAAATAATTCCCCTTGGCAACTCCATTTGGTGAGAAGGCCACCTTTACGTCTTGAGCTGTGTCGTGATTTGTTACAATAATCCAACGTGTAACGCTTGGAAACTCTATAGTAAATTTATCATCTTCCCCTGCACCGACATTGATTGTCCCACTTACAAAAGGTCTTCCAGACACTTGATATGATGCTACATTTCCTAAACCGGGTGAGCCATAATTAAAAACTGCCATAATTTATAATCCTTTTATACTATCTAAATAGTCCATTTATTAATCTCTTTCCAACATCTCTTTTCTTTTACGAGTTTCGTTTTCTGCCAAACGCTTAAAATGTTTTTTCCTTTTCTTTTCTGATGGCTTTTCAAAGTATTGGCGGTCGCGATATTCTTCTATTATTTCTTCTTTCTTTACCTTTCTTATAAATCTTTTAATAAGATTTTCAACGGATTCATTTCTTCTAATTTTAACTTGCATGATTTATTTTACCGGCCCCCAAGCGCCTCCTGCAATTTTCATAATTCCACTAATATCTACGCCTGGATCATGAGGGTCCATACCCCTTAATGCACCATGTTGCGACTCCTTGCTACCACCCCTTGCACCACCTGAATACATTGGTTTTGTCCCTTCGAATATCCCTTCTAAGCCGGTCGCATTGGACAGGCTTTTTTTAACTTCTGACAGTTGATCGCGTGCAGCTCTTATGCCAGTGGATTCTTGCAAATGATTAACCTTATTTTGTGATTTTGCTAAAGGTTGTGTGGTTGGCGTATGTGTGCTTACACCATTTAAACCTTTGGCCACCTCTGAAATAATACCAGAAAGGGTGCCATCTTCGAAGATAACCTCTTTTATGCATTCTTTAATAAGTGGTTTTAGAATATCTTTTAGTTCGTTTTTTTTCACTTCTTCTTCTTGCGTTTGCGTTGTTTTGATTCTCTGAAGGGGCTGTCCCAATCTTTTTTGGTTGTATAACCCGAACTTCCGGCTCCATAGCCGCCTGATTTCGCCTTGGATGTAGATATACCGGCACCCATGACTCTTTTTCGGATTTTGATGCAGTCAACACCAGCTTCATAACACTCTTGATGTGATGGTTCTCGACCACCTTGACCCTCAAGGTGCCCCATAGCAAATGACATTTGCAAATCTTTCTCCTTGTCCATGCCGTACTTTCCTGCACCATCAAGATCTTTATCTGTTATATCAAACTTCAGATCTTGCGACCAACGCTGAGCACGGGAAAGCTCTGGCTCTGGCTCTGGCTCAGGTTCTGGTTCTCGTTCAGGCTCTGGTTCGGGTTCGGGTTTTTTCTTCTTTGAAAACGGATTCCACCAAGCTTCTTCAAGATCGTCAAGTTCTTCTTTGATAATTTTTTGTAGCAACTCTTTTGTAAGTTTCATAATTTATCTCCAATAATATCGTTTAATAAGCGGTTTATGCGGTCTGCTTTAGACCAAATTTGTTTTTGGTTTGATTCATTCATCATCATATATGCGCCCTGAGTTGAGGGTTCTGATACAATATCAAAACAAATCAATTGGAAATCATCCTCAACAAGAGTTTTACCTTGGTGTTCTCTAACAGAACCAAGCCCACGAGAAGAAATGCCCAACATCACGCCATCGTTGATAAGAGATTCTAAAATTTTTCCTGAAGGTGTTGAAAGAACCTTAACCTTTCCCATTAAATCTTTCCCTTCCCACCAAAGAGATGTGACCATGTGAGAAGCATTTTTGAGATTAACCACTGAATCTTCAGGGTGATCAAGTTCACCACATGCACGATTCTCTTTAACAACTTTGGAATAATTTTTAACTTCTCTCTGGAGAATGGGTGCGGGATATACTCTCCCATTTCCATTTTGTTCGTCACAGCGTTGCATTACACCAGAAAGAAAAACTGCACCATTCTTTACTTGAAGTTTTTCATCTTCTGTTAAAAGATCTTGACAAATCCCACCAGAACATAATTCAAAATATTCTCTTAAAAGGTATTTATTGCTCATTTTTTTTGCCCTCATCAACCCACTTTATTCCACCAGCTTTTACACCAGCTGGTGGCGCACTTACACGCTTTGGCATCACACCTAGTTCAGTTTCTGTTGATTTTGGCCGTCCTGTCTTACCACTCATTACACACCGCGAAACAATTTCTAAAGCATTTGAAATTTCTTCTTCAGTACAATCGCTATTACCTTCAAAAAGTTCAGGAAGTGCGTCATGTGTTTCACCCCCAGTTAACATTTTATCTGCAACCAACCATGCGGCGGAAACCGCTTCAAACAAAATACTAAAATCTTGGGAGGGTTCCTCATTCTCCCCAAGTTCTCCCAAATATTCTTCAATTGTTTGTCGAGCTTTACCAAGCAAAAGATAAACCAAACGCGCTATATTGTGTTCTTGTGTTTGCTTCTCTTGGAGAGGATCGTCTATATTTTCATCAAGCTTAATACATTCTTCTAAAATAATTTCTTTAAGCCTAGCTTTACTTATTTTCATAATTTGTTCCTTATTAGAATGCGGGCACGACCCGCCCGATACTACAACCAGATTTACAACGCCTAACTGGTCGCAAAGCTCGTTTTTTAGATATCCATAAATTTTCTAACACTATATTTAACTCCAAATTTTAAAATTTATTCCCTCATCACCAAAAACCATATTCATCACATATGATGTTCCCGAACTAACACACGCCAAAAGAAATGCAGTAGCTATAGAATAATCAAATGTAAATAGTTCTGTGTATGGGTTAATAGCCCATAAAAAAAGACCAACCCACCACCCTATACACATGGAACAATGAAAAAAATGGTGGTTTGTCCGTATTTTATCAAATATTTTTCCATATACTATAATTTGCGTAAGTCCATACGCAGCAAGAACAAACAACAATACATTCATTAATAATATCCATAACCACTTAAATAGCGACGAACACGTTCAGGAGTAATCGAACCCTTTTCAGGAGCTTGAGGAACTTCTCCAAGCTCAGTCGAGTCCTCTGGCTCGGGCTCGACCATGTGATCATCAATTTCAAACTCAATAAACTGTTGGGCTTCCAGTTTTGGATTCTCTTGGTCAATAAAATTTTTAGTTGTGAGTAAAACTACTTGCGCCGCACTCACGCCTTCGTCGGCTGAATCTGGGTAATATCCTTCCATACTGCCATAAACGCTGCCCGCTATGACCGACTCTGGAATAATAACTCCTTCATTTTGCAAATATTTAAAATAAGAATTTTGAATTCCATATATTTCGTCTGTTAACTCTTTCTTCGGAAAAGCCACTATCTTTTTTTCTTGTGTGTCTAGAATAATATCAATCATTATATGATCTAAGATCATAATTTTGCCATCAAGTGTTTTTCGAGCTTCAAGAGCAATTTTAATTCCTTCTGGCTCTTTTGGCAGTGCATCAGAATCAATTGTGATTTTAATTGACATTTGCGTTCAACTCCTGAACTAGTGATTGAACTTTGATAACTTCCTTGACCATTTGTATATCAGGCTTCTTGTTTTTATAGGATTCGAGCATTTCAATAACTTTAGAAGCATTTGTCTTCATTTGAGTGTCTTCTTGAATTTCTTTTATATTAAGAGATTTTTTTAATTCAGTTTTAAGTCGGGAAATTTCATCGTTCAAATAGACATTAAGCTCTATTAAACTATCATTAAACGAGGTGATAAACTTAGTCAGTAGCTCTTTTTGTTCTTTGAGTAATTTATCACTATATTCTTCATTAAAATTTTTAACAAAAGATTTGTAAACTAGATTATCAATAGGAACCATTTTCTGTTCTTCAAGCTTTACTGACATTTTACCAATTAATTCATTTTCTAAAAGAACTTTAGAATTAATAGGAACTTTGTGATTAAAAATTTGAGAAATAGATGCCAAGTTCTTATAATCGGGAACAAAATTAGAAAAGACATCATTGGTGAAATATTTACGAATTTTTCTAGTGAGCTTGTTTTGTTCCATAACCAATTGTTTTTTGTTTAACTCTTTATGTCGCATCTTAACTTCATTAATTATTTTTTCTGCGGTCAAAACACCAACAGATTTAGTGCGAGTCAAAGCATGATATAATTTTAATTCTCGATAAAGCATTGATCTAGGATTAAAAGATTCTTTTATTAGTGTTGTTATTCGAGACTGTAACGCGCTATCGCCACTAATAACTGCCTTGGTCATCTCTTGAATAATCACTTCATACAAAAATGCACTGTTTCTTTTTTTATTATGCTTAAACTTTATCATTTTCTTTTTCCTGTTTATCCCTTTTTTCAAGATTCTTAATTATTTTTTGAATTTCTATATCATTTTCCAAAATCTTAAGTTCGTCATCTTGTAGTTTACTTTTATAAGTAGTTTGCTGTGATTCATAAATTCCTCTAGCTAGCTGATTCAGCTCTGATGCCCCTTTAAAAACGTTTCTTTTGGTATTTTTGCCAGTTTCTTCGGAATAATGTCCCTTATAACTTCTTTTCCTTGCCCCCATATCTCTTTTATCAGATTTAACAGGGATATACATTTTTCCTTTTGCGCGGGGAGTTGTATGTCCAACTTCATCAGATAATTTCCACTGTAAGTCATTTCTTTTTCCAGGAGTTGCCAAAAGTGTTTCTTCTTCGGGCGGCGGTTCTTCTTCTGCTCCGGGTTCTTCGGCGGGAGCCTCACCTTCAAACCCTCCTTCAAACTCCTCGGGCATACCTTCGCCCCCCATCACTTCTTCACTTGCAGCAAGCTCCAACATAGTATCCATTTTCTTATCATAAAACATTTCCCTCTGATTTCGAACAATTTCGTTATCAGATAAGTCAAAAATATGTTTGGCGACCCATCGTCTACTAAAAAATCCCTCAGTAGCAGAAGAAGCAATTTCGAATTTTGTACGCCAATGTTCCAATTCTTGAAGTTCGGCAATCTTAGAAGGAGCATTTAAATGAACTTTAAAAGAAATTAAATCCTTTCCTTTATAACCTAAAGTATATAAGTGAATTACTGCGATTTTTTCTAACTCTGAAACCACACTTCGTTGTAAACGTGTGATGGTACGAGCATAACGAATATCTTTTTGTGCTAATGTAGTTTTATCTTCAGAACCTTCCTCTCCTTGTGTAAGATAAGATGCTGGAATTTTAAGAGCAGAAAACAGCTTGTCTCTTAAATATTTAACATCCTCAATATCACCAGTATAAGTACCACCAGGTAATGATTCAATTTTAGTTCCCCCCGCTGAACCCCTTACAGGAATAAAGTAATCTTCATCTACAGACATAGGGTTGTATCGCAAATCAACTCGACCTGTATCCTGGTCAATGACCTGGTTTCGTTTCATTTGCGTTACAATCCTTTGCATGTGTTGTTCTACTTCATTTTCAGGAATACCACCAACATCAATATAAAATACTCGCCTCTCGGGGGATCGAACCACGCGATAGGCCATCATCGCATCTTCAATAAGCATCAGTTGACGCCAAATACGACGGGATGATTCTAAGACAGAAGTTCCATAAGGTGCATATTTATCGTTTCCAAGAATTCTGAAATGAGCAATTTGCCAGTTTTCAAAAGTTAAACCTCCGCTGTTCCACTGAAATTGGACATAATTGGGGTTAGTTTTGTCTTCACCTTCCATTCTTTCGATTTCCGAAGGAGGCAACCCAATGACTGATTTCACGCCTAAAGTCTCATCTATGTCTAAATAAAGAAAATAGTCTCCGTACTTACACATGGTTCGACACCACCCATATAAATTAAATTCAACATTTAAAACACTATAAAAAAGAGTATCAAGAACTTCTTTGATTTCTTCATTCGGACAATTGATGGTAACAAGTTTTTGTAACTGAGAAGAAAGCGTCATTTCATCCGAATAGATATCCAAAGCAGAAGCAATTTCAGGCATATATTCCATTTGATCAAAATCCACATACCTCTCTGCTCTGGCGGCTGTTGAAATTGAATTTGCATAAACGTTATCGAAGATATTATAAGAAGACTTTTTAAAATTTAATCCACCAGCAGATTGAAATTTATATTTATCGAGTTGCCATCTTTTAAGTTGTCGAGGGTTTTGTTTTTGAAAGCGAGTCAAAGGACCAGACAATAGTCTAGTAAGAGATTTAAATAAAAATGAGTCAGTGTTGCGCGGGTTTCTTTTATTGTTGTTGTTTGCCATTAATTATCCTTTTATGAGCCATCCAAAATTTTTATAATTTTCTCGTGCTTCTTCTATTTTATCAAATGTTTCTTCCTTTTTGTAGCCATTCATACCAGAAAT